ATCTCGGTATAAGCGTCTATGGATGAGTCGCGCTATTTTGCAACAAAGTCAGTTGCGCTTGGTGACGGTCGGACTTGTGTGTCGGTCGCCTTTACTGCCGAGACCGCTAAGGAACTCTGGGCGCATGTAGGAGCATTGGCGGCGGCGGATCCTGCGATCAAGTTCATCTTCTCGCCAACTATCGATGCACATTGTCCGCCAGTGTTTGAGCGTCGGCGCGTCGTAATGGGCTACAAAGAAATACTGCAATACACCCCCATAGTAAGAAACATGATTAATGAAGGTCGGATAGTTCACACTGGCGAAGCGATGCTTGCCGAGCATGTCTGTCGCGCGGTCATGGTACGGACTCAAGGCTCGATCGCAGTGTCGTCACAAAAGTCCGCAGGCCCGATCGAGTTATGCCGAACGATGATCTGGGGAGCAGCTGCCGCAGCGCGACCGGGTAATTCTCAAAAGCCCTCCATGATCTTGATCGCAAACTAGAGTCATCTTGGCACTCGTCCGCTTGCTTGCCTGTCGTCGGGATACCGCGAGTCACTGGGCGAGTGCCACCATGATCCGTCCGTTATGTGTCATTATGTGTTATGGCTCTCTTCTCAAAATCCCGCGAACTTACTGCTACGACTGAACCTGCTGTCAAAGCGGCTGTCGGTGCATCGTCCTATTCGCCTTTGACCTCTTTTGTCTCTTGGACAAACGGAACTCGGCGCGCCCGCTCAATGACGCTCCCAGTGATTGCGCGCGGTCGCGACTTAATCTGCAACACCATTGCAGGAATGAAACTTGAGATGTACCGCGAGATGTGGAACGGCGAAGAAATGGAAGAAGTTCCACTTGCACCTCGGTCTTGGTTATCGCGAATTGACCAGTCCGTTCCGAACCAATTTATCATCAGTTATACGGTGGACGACCTCATCTTCGAAGGGCGGGCCTTTTGGATGATAGAAACTCGCACAGCGGACGGATACCCAGCATCGTTTACAAGGCTCCCAGCCGCAATGTGTCAAACTCTTGATCAGCAGGGCGAAATTTTTTTCGGCCCATCAAAGCAAGTTCTCTTTAACGGCATACAACTAGATGCGCGTGATCTCATTCAATTCATCTCACCAATGCAATCATTGAACTCGACTGGGGCGCGCGCTGTAGAGATCGCACTCCGCGTAGAAGAGTCACGGCTTCGAGCGTCCCAGTCGGTACTTCCCAGCGGATACTTAAAACAGACTGGAGGAGAACCGCTTTCGGCGCAGGAGCTCTCGGATTTGGCAGCGCAATTTAACTTGGCGCGCACCTCTGGCAATAACACTGCCGCGCTTAATGAGTTCCTTGAGTATGTACCAACACAGGCAACACCTGACAAAATGCTCATGATCGAATCCGCAGATTATTCGGCGCGCGATCTTGGTCGCATTCTTGGCGTTCCGTCTTATTTGCTTTCGGTCTCTATCGGTGCTTATTCGTACCAGTCATCCCAGCAGTCGCGCATTGATCTTTGGACTTACGCTTGCAAAGCTCTCGCAGACTGCATCACCGAAACCTTGTCGTCCGACAATGTGCTTCCACGCGGAACCTATGTCTGCTTCAATACGGAAAAGTTTTTAGCCGAGGCTTACATGGACACCGAAAGCAACGAACGAATGAACGAAACAGATATCCCACTAGACGCACTTATAGAAAACTAGGATCCAACCATGATCAGACTTACTACAGAAACTTTTACGATTGACGCTGCCGAAGGCGAAGCACCGCGCCGCACGATCTCGGGAATTGCGGTCAGATATAACACTCCTGCAAAAGTCAGCGACGGAACAATGGTGGCCTTCGCCCCGGGGTCTTTGCCAGTGGACGGACGCGCACCAACTCTCCAGATGTACCACGACTCAAGCAAGGTCATCGGCACAGTTACCGAGCGTCTAGAAACCCCTGAAGGCATGCTCTTCGTGGCGAAAGTATCCAACACGCGCGACGGAGATGAAGCCCTAATTCTTGCAGCTGACGGAGCCCTTCCAGAAGTATCGGTTGGCGTAGAACCGATGAAGTTTAAGTACGACAAAGAAGGAACAATGATCGTCACCTCGGCATCTTGGAGCGAATTATCCCTCGTCGCTCGAGGAGCCTTTGACGCACCAATCCAGCAAGTCGCAGCATCCACCTCAGAAGAAGAAGAAGTTACTACTATTCAAGAAGAACCTCAACAGGAGACAGAAACCATGAACGAAACAATCGAAACCCCAGCCGTAATTGAAGCATCAAAGGCAACTCAAACAATCTTCGCAACAGCGAAGCAGGAGTTCAAGATGCCATCTGCGGGAGAATGGATTGCAGCACAATTCGCAGGTGGCGCAGTCGCAGCCGAGTTCAACGCTCGTCTTCGCGCAGCTGCACCATCAGTCACAACTGCTGATCTCGACGGAATCATGCCGACTCCAATCGTGGCTCCTATCTATTCTGGGATTCAAGGCTTGCGCCCAGTTGTAGATGCAATCGGAGTCCGCGCAATGCCACAAGGCGGAAAAATCTTTATCGTTCCAAAGATTACAACGCACACTTCAATCGGTGGCCCTGAAACACAGAACGCAACAATCACCGCTGGACAGTTCATCGTTGATGACATCCAAGTCACTAAAGCAATCTACGGTGGCTATGTTCAGTTGTCAGAAGCCTCAATCGATTGGTCAGATCCAGAAGTTCTCGGCGCACTGCTTGAAGACCTTGCCAAGAAATACGCATTGTTTACCGACGATGTCGCAGCAGACGCATTAAAGACTGGCACAGTTCAGACCACAGGCAATGTCGCACCAACTGATCCTGCTGACTGGGTAGCAAAAGTTTACGCTTGCGCAAACACCATCTTGGCTAATGGCAACTACCTTCCAGATCATCTCTTTGTCTCTGGCGATGTATTCGCACAACTCGGATCACTTGCAGACACATCAGATCGTCCTTTGTTCCCACAGGTCGGGCCAATGAACGCATTCGGCACAATGAACCCGGGCTCACGCGATGCAACAGTCTTCGGACTTCGTCTTGTAGTTGATACAAATTTTGCGGCAAAAACAACGATTGTCGGCGCAGCTGCGACCGGAGCTTTTCGTTGTTATGAGCAGCAAAAGGGTGCGATTGTTGCCGACATCGGCGCAGGAGCCTCCACACTTTCTCGCGATGTTGCCTTTAGAGGTTACTTTGCGCCGAAAATGATTGACGCCAACCAATTCATGCTGATCCCTCAGGCGTAAGCCCGAGACAGGAAAGGTAAGCCGAGATTATGGCTGCCTACACGGTCACACATAAACAGCTCACCGATAACTACGCGGTCTTACAACTTCTTACAGAAGCCGAGATTGAAGTCGGCGCGAGCGTTGTCATCACTGGAGTCGATGCAACTTTTAACGGAACCTACATTGTCTACGCGCTACCGCATTACGCCTTCTTAGGTACGGATGACGAAGGCGATCTGCTCTTTGATCCTGCGGTCTCAATTCCTAATCAAGTGCTTTATGCGAAGACTGCCGATGATGTCGCGCGCGTTGCCTCTTCCGGCACACTGACAATTACTCAAGTCTGCTCATGGATCACGGCTGCGAACATTGAAGACTGGCTTGGTATCGGAACCGCTACAGCTGGAGACGCCGCATTCCTAACAGTGTGCGCCAGTGCAGCTTCACAGTTCGCGTGGAGGCGAAGAATGGAAGCGGGCTATGTGGACTCACTCACGACCGTTCCCTCACAAGATGTCTTCCTCGGAACCCAGATGCTCGGCGGAAGCTATTATCGACAACGCGGATCTATTGATCAGTTCTCTTCGTTCCAAAATATGGGGACAGTTCCAGTGATGGGTCTAAACGGAATGGTCAGACAGCTCCTTGGAATTGATCGTCCGCAGGTCGCCTAATGGCTGTACCTAATTACACAGATCTCTTCAACGAAGGCTTTGATGATCTAGTCGCAAAGCTTTCCACAGTGCAGGGTCTCCAAGTAAACAACGATCCACGCAACATCTCGCCACCTTCCGTCTTTGTCAATATCGACTCCATAGATGGCTACAACTACAATGTCGCAAAACTCAACTTCACTCTTCAGATCATCACGCTCGGCCCGGGCAACCTAGACGCCCAAAAAAGCCTGCTCAATATCCTTGCCCAGATTTACGCACTCAATATCGGCGTCGTATCTGGACGCCCCACGAACCTAGACATCGGCGGTTCAACGCTCCCCGCGTATGAGCTTTCCGTGACGACGGTAGTTCAGACTGCCTAATCCACACTCTGCATCTCATTATGTGTCAAACTAAAACCAACACTTCCAAGGAGTAACTCATCATGGCAACTTCAACAATCCTCTCAAACCCAGAAGTCAAATTCGGCGCAGTCGATTTGACCGGTTGGTGCACCTCGGCAGTCTTGACCAAAACTGTCACCGCGCTAAATGACACGGTCTTCGGGAACACTTCAAACACTTTCACAGCGGGCCTCGAGGATAATGAATTGACCGTAACACTCTTCCTTAGTTACGCCGCCAGTGCCACCTATGCCACACTTGCACCACTTGTCGGAACAAAATTCAATGTCACCGTCAAGCCAACTTCCGCAGCGGACTCGGCAACGAACCCCGCGTTTACTCTGACAAATACTTATCTTGAGTCTTTGCCAGTGATCTCGGCATCGCTTGGAGAGCTCCAGTCCATTGATATAACTACGATGGGCGGCGTCTACAGCGTGGATGTCACTCCGTAAATAACGGCCTTCCTTGGCCCGACGAAAGGAAACAAAATGAAGATCAAGATCAAAGTAATTAGGAACGGCAAAGAAGAGTTCCTTTACACAAATCTATTCTCATGGACTGAATGGGAACGACTAATGAATCGCCGCCTCGGTGATGGAGTTCAGCCGGGCGTCTCCGATTGGTGTTGCTGGGCGTGGACTTTGCTTTGTCTTAAAGGTGAAAAACTTCCTGACACTTGGCAGAAGTGGGTTGAGGAAAATCCAGACATGGAGATTATCCCTGTAGTAGATGAGACAAACCCAAACCCTACGGACGCGGCTACCGACGGCAACTAGCCGAGCTGGTAGTCGCGACGGGATGGGCTCCGCAATTTTACTCTGACACCTTTGATGCTCGAGATCTCACTACGATTATTAAAGTCATTGAGAAACAAAACAAGAGAAGGTCATAATGCCCGGAGCAGTAGATACCAAGGTTGAGATCTATGGGCTCAAGAACGCATTAAAAGAACTTAACAAAGTGGACAAGGTACTTCGGCGCGAGATTACTAAAGATTACAAGCGCGTAACCTCGTCGCTAATTCAAGACGCAGAATCGGCAATTCCTTTAGGACTTCCACTTTCAGGCTGGGCTCGAAGATGGACACCGACTAAAGGCTCCTACCAGATTCTTCCTTGGCCTGAATCGCACTCAATCAAAGCATCAATCAACACCAAAAACATTAAAGAGTTTGCAGGTCAAAAAGTAAACCTTTCAACATTCGTAGTCAAGTGGACTGGCGGCGCGGCTTCGGTCTTTGACTTTGCAGACTCGGGCGCAATGGGTGCAGCACTGTCCAGCAAATACGGTTCGCCTTCGCGCGTGATGTGGCCTGCCTATGAAAAAAACAAAACCGAACTTGACACTCAAATGGGAATAATTGTGGACAAGGTAGCAAACAAAATGTCGCAGAATCTAAGGGTGCAGTAATGGGCGTTATCCTTCCAATCGTCTCAGAATTTGACGCAAAAGGAACCCAGCGCGCAGTCAAGGAATTTCAGAAACTTGAGGGCGCATCCGCCAAAGCGTCGTTTGCCATGAAGAAAGCCGCGCTTCCGGCTGCCGCTGCTATTGCAGGAATTGGGATTGCTTTAGTCGGTGCTACAAAAGCGGCGATGGAAGACGAAGCCGAACAGGTACAGCTTGCGCTCGCTCTCACGAATGTTACTGGGGCAACTGACGCACAGGTTAAATCTACGGAAGACATGATCTCAAAAATGAGTCTTGCGTCAGGCGTGGCAGACAGTGAGCTTCGTCCGGCATTCGCAGCACTTGTGCGCGGAACCAAAGACATTACAACCGCCAATCAAGCCTTAGCACTTGCACAAGACATCTCTGCGGGATCAGGTAAAGACCTTGCGACTGTCTCCGATGCTCTTGCCAAGGCTTACGGCGGCAACATGAAAGGTCTTCAAGCACTTAGTCCAGAAATTAAGGCGATGATTAAAGACGGTGCATCCCTTGAAGATGTGATGAATGTGCTTGGCGGATCTTTCGGTGGAGCATCAGACGCCGCAGCCGCTACCGCCGAAGGTGGAATGAAGCGTCTCGGAATAGCACTAGCGGAAACTAAAGAATCAATCGGTGCAGCACTGCTCCCAGTAGTCGAAGCCATCCTGCCAGTCTTACTTAAGTTCGCAGGATGGGCACAAGAAAACACGAAGACTCTTCTTATTATTACAGGGGCGATCGCTGGAGTCTCGGCAGCGGTCTTGCTCTTTAATGCGGCAGTCGGAATCGCTACCGTCATTAACACTTTGTTCGCGCTAAGTCTGACCGCCGCGCAGCTTGCGATGGTCGGATTCATCACTCTCGGCATCGCCCTAGTCATCGCCGCACTTGTCGCGCTCTACTTCAAGTTTGACATAGTCCGAAAAATAGTGGACACCGTCTTTGATGCCATGCTCATCGGCGGCAAAGCAGTCTTTAACGGACTCACTACTTACTTCACAGGCGTCTACAACATCTTTAAAACACTCTTCAACGGCATTGCAAAAATGTGGAATAACACTGTTGGCAAATTGTCTTTTGAGTTCCCTTCATGGGTCATCGGTCTAGGCGGCAAAGGCTTTTCCGTCCCTAACATTCCTTACCTTGCAGAAGGCGGGATCGTGACAGGGCCAACGCTTGCAATGATCGGCGAGCGCGGCCCTGAAGCGGTCATCCCCCTATCGGGACGCAATTCTGGGATGGGCGGAAACTACACCATCAACATCAACGGCGGTCTTGGCTCCAGCTCCGACATTGGAACGGCAGTCGTGAACGCCATTCGAGCATTCAATCGGACGAACGGCCCCGCGAACATACAGGTCGCTTAATGGCTGGAGTAGCGGTAATTGGATCAGGTAACTACGACTTAGAAATAGATACAGGTTACGACTGGGACGCCTTCACACTTGACGACGCTCTTAAAGGCGAACTAGACAATACCGAATATGTCCTTGACGGCACATCGCAATTTGCCTCGGTCATGAATGGCACTATTGCTCTTAGTGCAAAACGCGGACGCGCTAACACTGGCGACCAATTTGCTTATGGGACTATGAACTTCACATTAAACGACACTTTTGCAGACGGAGTCTTTAATCCTTTCGACACCACTTCCCCATATTTTGATCCCAATAACAACCAGCCCGGACTTGCACCGCTTCGAGAAGTCCGCTTCTCACGCTATGACTCGCTCAATGTAAAGAAGTATTTGTGGGTGGGCTACATCGTAAATTACGACTACACCTTTACGCTTGGCGGTCTTGACACAGTGACCGTAAATTGCGCGGACTTCTCCTACCAGCTGGGACAGACCTTTCTTGCTGAATGGAATGTCACCGAGCAGTTATCTAGCGCGCGCTTTGATGAACTGCTAGATCTGCCAGAAGTGGACTATAAAGGCGCGCGAAGCATTGAGACAGGCGTTGCCACTCTTGGCGGATCTGCCGCCTACACGGTCTCCAACGGCGTCTCCGTTGCCGCCTATGCCAACAAAATTAATGAAGCGGAGCAAGGAAGAATTTTTGTAGATCGAGAAGGGACAATTACCTTCCAGAAGCGGATTGGACAGACACTCGGAATCCCTGTCGCCGAGTTCCACGACACAAACCCAGCAACACAAATTGGCTACTCCGCTATAGACATCTCATTTCAAGCGGACACCGTCATCAACCGCGCATCGGTCGCACGCGTTGGAGAGAACACTCCAGAAGTTGCAGAAGACCTAGTTAGTCAAGCCGCTTACCTTGTGCAGACTCGATCTATCACTGACTCGCTCCTGCACAATGACGCCGCAGCTCTGACACTTGCCGAATACCTAATCAGCCCAGATCCCGAAGCCCGCTTTAACTTCCTTGGTACCGAGTTCCCCGGACTGTCCACAGCCGATCAAGAAACACTTGCCCTACTTGATGTAGGCGACCTCATAAACATCCAAAAGTCAATTACCACTTCGGCAGGGCCGACACAATTCGCACAAGATCTCACCATTGAAGGACTCGAGCACAGGCTTACTTTGTCCGCTGGGCACGCAGTCACCTACTTTACTTCACCGACAACCATTGTCTATGAGCTCATTTTGAATGACATTGTGTATGGCACACTTGACGAAGAAAATGTTTTAGGATAGAAATATGCCATTGACTACTTATACCGCTGGCGAAGTCTTGACCGCCGCTTCACTAAATGCCAACTTTACTTTTGCAGCAAGCGGCACTACTACAGCGATCTTTAACGAGACTCAAGCAAGCGGCACCAACGGCGGCTCAAGCACTGCAACAACTTTTGTTAAACGCACACTCAATACGACAGTTGTGAACAACATTACAGGCTGCTCTATTGCATCCAGCGTTATCACACTGCCTGCTGGTTCCTACATTGTGACAGCATCCGCGCCGTGTTACGAAAGCAACTTGTTTAAGATCAGGTTGCAAAACACAACAGATAGCACAACGGTTGCATTAGGCACATCAGAATACGACGGCTCAAGCGCTGTGCAAACTAGGGGCATTTTGTCTGGTCACTTTACAATTACAGGCAACAAAAACTTTGAGTTACAGCATTATGTATCAACAGCGCGCGCGAATCTTGGTTTTGGTAATCCCACAAGCATTGCCAGCGTAAGCGAGGTTTACTCAACTATCCAGATTGACAAGGTTGCATAATGGCCGCACCAACCAAACAACAAATTGACACACAGATCGGCAACGCCACACGCCAACTTGCACCGGGCACAACATGGAAATACAACGAACCCGGTGACGGCTACTACTGCCTCGAATGGATGGATGATCCTGCACTACAGCCAACAGAAACCGCAACAATGGCTAGAGCAACCGAACTTGCTATTGATCCACCAACAATTACGCCATGACAGTCAATAATCTTCCAAAGTTTGTCATCCTGCTAGTAGGACTGCTCTGTCTTACTGCGTTAATGATCGCCGACAAGATCGACATGGCATCAGGAGTCCCAATGCTTACGATGATTATCGGCTACTCAATCGGCAACGGAGTGAACGCTAAACAGGGCGGAGAATCATCCAATGTGTTTAGGTCTAAACCTAAGAAGTGATTCCAGCAAATCCTAAAATCCCAAACTCCCGACCGTACACAGGGAACTCCGACGGAGCCGCAGCTGGCCCTCGGCAAGGAATGGACGAATGGATCCGACAAGCAATCCGCTACAGCGACGGAGCGTTCTACAACTTCGGGAGCTGGGGCATCCGAAACATGCGCGGATCCGATAATTTGTCCGTCCACGCCTGCGGAAGAGCAGTCGATCTTTCGTTCTTGGCAACAGAAAAACATCCAACAGCGAACCGAAAAGGAATGGTCGCCTTCCTAAACATCGTCACCGCTAACGCCAACGCGCTCGGACTCGAATGCGTACTTGACTACCTACCAAAACCCTTCGGACGCGGATGGCAGTGCACTCGACAACGCTGGAGCAAATACTCCAAGCCCACAATTCACGGTGCACCGGGCGGAACATGGTGCCACTTTGAGATCTCGCCCGCAATGGCAGACTCTCCAGTCCTTGTCCGACAAGCCTTTCAAAGAGTGTTTGCCGAAATCCCCCAATAGCGCGCACCGATCCTCTATGGTCGAAGTACCGACGATAGGAGTGAAATTATGACCGAGCCGAAAGTCTTTATCTACGAAGTAGGGCGATGCAACCTTGACAACGGACAAGAGATCCTTGTCCAGATCTTTCGCCATGAAGACACACACACAATCATCCGCGCACAGATCGCCTTCCGCACTCTCGCGGGCGATAGCTGGGGCGTCCCTACAGAATTGGACTTTAGAAAATGAGCTATTTAACGATTAAATTCTTTGCATGGGTAACTATAGGGCTATGTCCTTTTGTGCTCCTCTGGGACGCTTCTAAGCCGCCTGAGAGCATGTCTAGAGTCAGTGCCGTGACCGCCTATGCCACGATCCCACTAGGGACACTGCCAGTCGTAGTAACACCCCCTGTCACTACGCCGGCTACGGCTTGCGCGCAAGCTCTACACCTCGCCTTAAGTGTTGGATGGCCTGCAAAAGAGACACCGACTTTGATGCGCGTCTTAAAGCGTGAGTCACGGTGCCTCGCAAAAGCGCACAATCGCAAAGACACGGTCGGTCAGTCCTACGGACTCATGCAGATTAATTCATTCTGGTGCACCCCTTCGGCATACTGGCCCCAAGGATGGCTACAAGCGAAAGGGATCTTGACAGTGTGCGACGAACTATTTGATCCACGCATAAACCTCACCGCCGCTCTCGCAGTGTGGCATAATTCTAAATGGAAACCTTGGAACCTTCCGAAGTGACCGAAGAGTCCTATCCCGAAACTGGCATTACACAGGAGACAAGAAAGATGTATCCCGAAAACTATTCCGACAAATACAACAAAGTATTCAAAGAGTTCGTAGACGACATTATGAAACCAGCGCGCCCGATAGATCGACTAGAAGATCATTCAATTCTTCTTGATGAATTGACTTTGATGTATGACGCACACATGACAATCGGCGGAGAACAAAATCGATTTAATGCAAGCGTGATTCGCGCGGCGATAAATTGCATTAAGAAGTTAAGCGCATGAGCGACCTACAACTTTTCGCACCTACACGCGGACTCGGCGCATACCGTGAAGAACTTGCAATAGACCGAAACATCGTCATCATCTCACCCAGCGCAAAACCCACTTCCGCCCTTGCAGCTCTGCGCGCACTGCCTAAATCAGGCTCAAAGCGCAGGCGCGTCTATGAGTACCTAAAGCAGACAGGCGGCGCGACAGATGAAGAGATTGAGCGCGCACTGGGCATCTCTGGCAACACTGTCAGACCGACTCGAGGATCCTTAGTCAAAGACAAGTTTGTCTACGCCACAGATCTAGAGCGTCCAACGCTTGCGGGCAACATGGCAATCGTATGGAAGGCGCGCTAATGGCACACTTTGACCTATCGCTCTATGAGACCGTTGCACAGCGCCTAGAACGCTTCTGGACTGCCTACCCACACGGACAGATCATCACGACCATGATGCACTACGACGCCTCTACGGTGATCTTCCGATGCGAATGCTTAGACAACGACGGACGCATAATCTCGCAAGGCTGGGCAGAAGAAGTTATGGGTAATTCCCCAGTTAATAAAACATCATTCCTAGAGAATTGCGAGACATCAAGTGTGGGACGCGCAATCAGTAACGGCCCACTCGGACATACAGGAGAGCGCGCATCATCTACCGAGATGGAGAAAGTAAACCGCGTGAATAGCACCCCTGCACCGGACACATTCGGCGGCGCATCCGCAAAGCAGATTGCATTCTTAAAATCACTAGCGCGCGGTAAAGCATGGGATGACTTCCAGCTGCTTGAGTTCATACACAAGACGCTCGGAGTAGACGATGTAGTTGTAGAGACATTGTCATCGGGACAGTGTCGAGTCTTAATAGACAGGATGAAAGCATGAAGAACCCAGATCAAGAATACGACCGTCTTCACGATCACATGACCGCGATCGCTCGAGAGCGTGATTACGCAGTGCACACAATAGACATGCTCACAAAGCAATTAGAAGAGCTTAAAGACGCGCTAGAACTGGCGTACGAGGCATTGCGTAGGGTGATGCCATGAGCCGAACAGTTTGGCTTGCATTGGCCTTAGCGGTGCTATGCGCTGCACTTATGGCAAGGAGTGATAGAAAGTGAAGCCCGGTCACGCTACATGGATTACCTATTGCGTCGTATGTAGCGCGGCTTGCACAAACAATGGATCAGGGAGACCAAGAAAAGTGTGCTCTAAAATTTGTAAAAATAAACACGCAAAGGACAGATACAAGAAGAAATATGTGCCTCGGCCTGGAGTGTTCCGCCGCGACTGGACTGATAAATGGGTAAGGGAATGCAAGATGGCTCGAGGTAATTGTCTGGACTGCGGCTTCGTGCAAGACGAACGAACCAGTGCAGCCTTCCAATGGGATCACCGTGATCCGATGACAAAGCTCTTTGAATACTTTGTTGTATTTGTCGGAATAGTTTTCGGGATACATCTTTCTTGTCTCCTGTGTGATGCCAGTTTCGGGATAGGACTCTTCGGTCACT